TTAACAAAAACCTGGGCCGTCGTGGTCATGGTCGAAAAAAATAATCAAAATACACTGATGATTGTAACGTTAGAATCTCTTGTACGAATTAGTCGTATGGCGCTGGCGAATATGTCCATTGACGGTGGCTGCCTAATGCTTGGCGTTTTTGATGATTACCAAATTGCTGATTACTATTATGAAAATATTTCAAAATATATCGATTATAAACTGGAAAAATCCCTTGCGGAAAATCCCGAAAGTGTTGTATAATAGGACCAAAAAGGAAAGCTATGGAATGGAAGCTTTGCAAAGACTACCCAATGCCAGATCATGATCGTATTGTAGTTATGATTGGAAAAAATGATTTAATTATTGTGAGAAATGTTGATGATGAATGGGTCGATTGTGGAGGTTCCACATGGGATTTTGAAGATTTTATTGCTTGGACAACTATCCCTCACCCCCTTCCAATCCTTCCGAATGATCATGTTTGCCAAAAAGGTGATATCACCTGCAAAAGAATCGAAGATGTTTATTTGTGGATGAAAGGTAAAGAACAACATTATCTCAATTTTTGCCCTCTATGCGGAGAAGATTCATGATACAATTTTGGAAAGATTTTGCACTTGAACAACCTATCCCAGGCTCAAAAGTCATTGTAAAAATGGAATGGCTAAATATTGATGGTTATCTTATTAGAAGCAAAATAACACAATTGATTTATGATTATTTGACTTCTTCTGAGCTTGCTTTCCTGAATGAAGATAAAGATACTTCATACCCAGAAGTCAAATATTGGATATATATGCCACAAATACCAGAAAATAAAGAGCAAAAAAAAGATATAAAAATACCCGAACCTTACCAGGTCAAAGAATATTATTTTGATGTTTTTCCCGATCAGTCTGTAGAAATTGGATACCATCACTACGGATTTGGCGCTGTTTTACCTTCTAAAATTAAACTACTTAAATTTGATAAATGTCCTATTTGTAATTGTTTAACAAAAAGTGATATGGACAAATCCCATGACTAACCCATACTGCTGCTTCCACATCCGGCTGCGCCGTGAAACCCTCGACCGAATCGGAAAAGCTATCGAAAATCACCAGCAATTTAAATCAAAACATTCATGGGTGCTTGACAAAATTATACGACATCTAGACGAAGAGGAAAAGAAGGAAAAAAACAAATGACATCAGAATATCCCAAATGTTTTAGAAATGGTTTTATTAAAATCGGCGACCTAAACATTATCAATGTAAAATATATACAACATATTAAACAAGAAAGATTAATGGATGGAGAATATTATCTTAAAATGAAAATGTCAGGAGAGATATATTTAACTATTGAAGACTCCTATGAAAAATTACAAGAGATTATGAAAGCGATTATTACCTATTCTGAGCCAGATTGTGTTAAATAATAATCGACAAATTAAATTAATGACCCACATGAACAGCACTAAAGCCCTGTGGGCCGTCCTGGCCTGGTCTGCCTGCTGCGCTATCGTCTTCGCCTTTTATTGCATCTCGTGGCTGGCGGCATATGTTTGACGACGATAGAGAAAAGATCAGGGCTGTGGACATGATCGGCCGGACGATCCTATGGGGCATTGGCCTCTGGACGCTGCTCGGCATCTGTTGTTGGATTTGGAAAATAGCAATACTTTGGTAAAAATGGAAAAATCCGCAGACATTTTAGTAATAACCGCTATCGTGATAATTTTGGGACTATACACAGCTTATCACCTAAATATGCTAAATTTTGAGCAAGTAACTGCAAAATATATTGAATACGCAGAAAATCACCCAGAACCCGAAGAACCTAAATCACTGCCGGAGAACATTTTGTGAATCCTGTTGACCCCTATTACACGGACATTAAGCTAGTCCCGAAAGATGAACGGGCGGCCACCATCGCACACTACCAGGGACGTGGCTACACCATCATCAGCGACGAGCCGTTCACGCCCACGAAAGACGTCATCACCTTTAGATGGCCGCAGGATAAAATAAACTTTAGCAAATTTATGCAAGATACCGGCATGACAGCCCAAAGAAAAAAATAGAAAAAAAATGAATAGTTGTACATTTTTGAATAATGGATTTGTAAGAATCAATAACGATTTACTCGTTAGCATCGACTATATTAAATATCTAGAATTACACAAAAACCCTAAGACATCGGTTCTAACAATTCGTTTGACTAGCGAAGAATATGTTATGATAAGTGGAAAATATGATGATTTAGTGAAAATTATGGACGAAATAACAGAACATTTTAACAAGGAAAAAGAATGAAAGATTATGAAATCGTAAATATCATCCCACAAAATGAAGCGAATTGTCTCGCGATCGTCGAGATCATGGCAACCCTTCAATCGGGCGACAAGCACCTCCTACGCTACAAAGTGACGCCCCGCAAGGACGGCTCAGGCATTTTCCCCTGCACCGCAAACCTGCTGTGTATACAAAACGGTGAACAAAGCTGGCTGCCATGCTCCTCACCAGACAGCAACTACGCCCGGGAAAACCTCTATCGTGAGATCATCAACGCACACAAAATTCAAGCCAATAGTGTGTATACTCCCAAGCAAGCAGCTTATAAAGCACCCGAAGAAGAAGCGCTACCATTTTGAAAAATAAATATTTGATCCTTCTATTACTTTTTTTTACAAGTTGTGAAGATATGCCCCACGATGAGATAAGAATTATAAATAATCATATTTATTTGAGAACTAAATCAGATAACTCATATAAACATGATAAGAATTGTCCCGAATGCACACGATTAAAACAAAATAATCTGAAACCGGATTAACCAAAGGCATCATATGTTGAAATTTATCCCCCTTCTACTCCTATTGACCTCCTGCACCTACTCGATTAACATGATACATAGCGAGGGAACCGCTACGGACATGATCGACGAGCAGCAAGCTGCATCGCCTGATGTGACGGCCACCGCCGACCTAGCTCCAAAAATATGATTGCTATTACATTTCCTGCGCTATCAGATGATTACGATTTAAGAAAACTTGTCTCCGGCTTAACTTATCTCGGAATCGAAATCATAAAATATGAAAGCATTTACCAAATACCTGAAAGTTATGAATCGTATATAGTCGTCGGTGACAAAAGATGCTTGGAACTATGGAAAAAAAACGCACAAAAAAAGGATTTTTTCATAGGGGATTTTCCTAATGAATTGGCATCCTTTTACAAAAGGGACATTCAAATAACAAATGTGGTAACGATTCTCAAAGAAGAAAAAAATGGTTATTTCATCAAGCCTTTTGAAAAAGGCATATTTAAACCACAGCTATTTGATCCATTAATGTTTCTACATTTGTATGATACTGTCCCTGTTTGGTGCCAAGAGTATAAAAATATTGCACATGAATGGCGATGTTTTGTGTTAAATCGAAAAGTGATTGATGTGAGGCAATATAGAGGTGATTGGAAAAAACAGCCGCCCATAAAATTAATTGAAGATATAGAATCTGTAGATATTGGACACAGTAGTTATTGTTTTGATGTTGGAGAAACCTCCAATGGAGAACAACTTTTGATAGAAGTAAATCGCGGTATGTGTTTTGGCTCCTATGGACTAAATCCCAGGGAGTATGCGGAAATCCATTGCATGTATTGGAAAGAACTATGGGACAAAAATAAATTGAAAGTTTAAAAGAAATAGGCTATAAAAATCCTATGCCTATTTTAAACATCCCCCTCCGAATCGAGTCAGAATCCAACCTTCGGGAACATTGGAGCAAGAAGAATAAAAGACATAAGAATTATTTTCTCGCCCTCACCGGCGCTTGGATGCAGCAGCTAAAAGAAACTCCCCTCCTCCCCGTTACCGTCACCCTCACCCGGGTAGCCCCCCGCCAGCTTGATGGCGACAACCTGCAAGCGGCTTTAAAGAAAATACGTGACATCATCGCCGACCTTCTAGTCCCGGGCCTCAAGCCAGGCAGGGCCGACGGCGACGAAAGAATCGTATGGAAGTATGGACAAAAAAAGGGAAATCCTAAAGAATATGCCTTGATTGTTGATATCTCGAATAGCGGGGATTTATGCGTTGGCAACGAAAGAGTTTTTATGCTTTCTCGCCATTGAACTAATCCTCGAAATTCTCCGGCGTATCGTCGACCGCTTCTAAAAATCAATCCAAGACATAGCCGAAAGATAACATTCCCTCTCGGGGTCGCAATAGTCATACCGTTGCTTCCGTCTCTTCCTTTCCCGCAAAACGTCCCTCATCCTCACCGACAAAAGACTTTCGTCAAGATTGTAACTAGCAAACAAATGCTCCAGAGCTTCCACAAGCTCCGGAGTCGTCTCGTTATCCAAATATTTTATCAACACTTCCACAGAAGCCAAATCTTTAGTCGAGCACATCTGGACAAGCCTCCCCAACAACCGCATCATATAGCCGCTCAGGCAAAAACCGAGTGTCTAAGTCAAATCTTTGCATTAAATATTTGCACCCCTTGATCAAATCTTTATTTGGGTTCCTTTCACAGATTTCCATTTGATTATTGAACAGCTCGAAAATCGCATCCTCTAAATTCTCTTGATCTTGCTTCATTTCCGCCTCAGCCCGTGCAGCCCTGCGAATTTCTGCTTCCCTTTTTTTTTCATCTCCGTTATTCATAAATTGTACTCCTTTCTTTGTTTTGTGGCCCCTGGCCTAGCGACCAGGGGTCGTTTGTTTATGGCTTAAGCATAGCACACAAGCTAATTACTCGCAAGCTAAATATTCACAAACTCAATATTTTTTCTCTTGCAGTATCCTTCAATCGACTCATCGCCCAGGTTTTCAACGATGTTCGTCTGCTCAATCTTACCGCACTTTTTGCACGTGAGTAAAATATAAGACCCCGATCTCGTGTATGACGGCATGTCGTGACACGCCCCCCATCCGACCAGCTTGTATTCATGCTTGCAAAATAATTCTTTCAAAAAGCCCATTAGTAATTCCTCACTTCGTAAAATTCCGTAGGCTCCTTCCTGTATGTTTCTAAAATTTCTTGGCTAATAACTCCATCCTCAACCAGTTTTTTGAGATCAACCGCTCCGGCCCTCTCTCTTTTTGTCACCTTAATGCCGTACTCCATCCTATCCCCTCCGGCGTGGGTTAAAACCTGCTCTCGCAACTTTTTGCATTTTGACTCAAGCTCTTTCTGTTGACGCAAGAGTGGTGCCAGCTGTTCGCAAAGATCACGGTAATAATCCACCGAAAAATCAAAGATTGCATTCTCGTCTAAAAAATCTTCTACTTGTGTACTCATTTATTTGTCTCCTTTATATTCACACGATTCGTAAGGGTATATCTCAAATTTACACCCAGTTTTTTCTAAAAGCTCAATCTCTCCAGCCAGTAAACACTTCCGATTAAATAGCTTAAGCCTTGCATCGGTCTCTTTAGTCCGTGCGTAAAACCGCCTCCCACAATGTCTGTGCTCAACTAACTCCCAAACTTCTGACATATAAACTCCTTAATTTAAACTTTTTTCCACGAAATAACCGCATCCTTAACCCCAACATCTTCAGTTAAATATTTGATAAACGCCTCTTCCGATTTAAAACCCTGCTCACTCAAGAAAATTTTGGTTGCTTCTTCTTCACTGTCAGCTTCCCATACCCAAATTGGACCCAGGCCATTTAGTTCGTATTTATTCATTTGAACACTCCTTTCTATGTTGTGTTTGTTTAAACGTTCATCACAGCCCCCCTAAAGGGGCTGGGGGAAAGTTTAAAGCATTAATTCTACCGTACATGGTTTAGACCAGTCGCAATGGTCCGACTCGTCTTCCATTTTTTCGTATCCCTCCTTAACCTCCCAGGCAATGTAATAATAATTTCCGTCTTCGTCAACTGCTGTACCACTATAAAAAACATCATCATCACGTCCATCAATGTGTGGCAATTGTGTAAGCGTATAAATATCATCTCTAAATTCGACTTCTACGAAATTTTCTTTTTGATTTCTCATCTTGAACACTCCTTTCTATTGTGTTTGTTTAAACTCTCATCCTGGCCCCCCGCAAGGGGCCAGAGGAAAGCTTAAAGCATTAATTGTTCCTTAATCCCTTTGCAAAACCCGCTTGATGCTGTGAAAACATACAATCAATCACTAACGATAGCTCGTATGATGTCAGCCTCGATTTTAAATTGTCGTCTAACTTGTCCCAAATCGCCACAAAAGTGTGATAGTACTTCCCTGTTGACGATATCTTTCTGGCCTTGTCAAATTTAATCATTCTTATACTCCTTTCTACGTTTGTGTTTGTTTATAGCCCAAGCATACCACACAAGCGATTTACTCGCAAGAAAAAAAGAAGAAAAAGAATTTGTTGGCAAAAAAAAAATAAATCCTATATACTGACGAATATAACAACAACAGCCCCTACAACATAGCCTGAAGGCATAAAATGCTAGAATTGACAGTCGTTATCAAAGGCGAAGACTCTTCTTACAAACAGAAACATCTCATCTATGACGATGTCATAATGACCCCAGACGACCCCAAAATTAAAGAGCTTATCGACCTAGCCCTTCAAAACGCAAAGATCATCCCCGAAACAATTAAAATTAAAACTAACATGGTGGTACAGTGAGTGTTAACGTTGGCGGACGCCCCCGCATCCATGATCGAGATCAAATTGAAATAGAATTATTTGAATGGCTGAAAAAACCAGATAGTATTAATTTGTGCGGATTTTGCGCTGATCACGATCCCATGCTTGACCCCGGCACAATCACTAAATGGTGCATTGGTGACCCCGACGGGTTTGGCAAATCAATACGAAAAGCTAGAGCAAAATTAGCCGATCGAAGAGAGAAATTGTTGAGTGAAAATAAATTACATCCAAAGGCTTACGATTTAAATGCACCCGTTTACGATCATTTTTTGAAACAGGAAAAACGGGAAGAAAAAGAATTTGAGGCATCACTCAAAGATGGGAAAAATGAAGAAATGGACGGCAAACTTTCTTCAATTTTGACAAAATTAGACACAATCGAAAGCGCTAAAGATTTTGATAAACAGTCTAAGTGATAAGCAAATATCCGCTTATCAAGATTCAAACTCTCGATTAAATATTTTTGAAGGCCCCGTCAGGGCAGGCAAGAGCTTTATAGCGCTCTTGCGCTGGCTCAAGTTTATAAAAGACGGGCCACCTGGGCCGCTTATCTTGTGCGGTCGTACGGACAAAACGATCAATCGCAATATCATTAAGCCGCTGCAAGATCTCATTGGCTCAGCTGTACAGTATAAAATCGGAAAGGGTGAAGTTAACTTATATGGGCGCACTATGTATGTAGTGGGCGCCAATGATGATAGAGCCGAGGGCAAGATTCGCGGTAGTGAGTTTGCAGGAGCGCTCATAGACGAGCTATGTCTATTGCCGGAGACATTTGTAAAAATGTTATTGTCTCGTCTGTCTATTAAGGGGGCTAAGCTCTTTGCAAGCACCAACCCGGACTCGCCTTTTCATTGGGTTAAAAAGGATTGGATGGACAGGCGCAAAGAGTTGGATTGTGCCGTATTTAGCTTTAGTATTGATGACAATCCGGCACTAGACCCGACATATAAAGAGCAGTTAAAAAAAGAGTATCAAGGGCTGTGGTATGATAGATTTATTTTGGGTAAGTGGGTGGTTGCAGAAGGTGCGGTATATGATTTTTTTGATAAAGAAATACATGTAATAGACCAGCCGCCCGGGCCGGCGAGTGAATATATTGTAGGTATTGACTATGGAACTACTAATCCTTGCGTGTTTGCGCTGATAGGTCACAATCCGCATTTATACCCAAACACATGGTTAGAGCGTGAGTACTATTATGATTCCAAAAAAACATTACGTCAAAAATCGGATTGGGATTATAGTAATGATTTACAGGAGTTTTTAAGTTTAGTGTCTCCCACACGTATATATATAGACCCGTCGGCAGCGAGTTTTAAAGTCGAGTTACTGAGGTCAGGAGTGAGGGGTATTGTAGATGCAGATAATGACGTGATCAAAGGCATTAGGTATCATGGTATGCAGATGTCTACGGGAGCATTTAAAGTGTGTAAATGCTGTGACAACACGATTAAAGAGTATAGCAACTACTGTTGGGATACTAAAGCTAGCAATCGTGGGGTGGATGTGCCATCAAAACAAAACGATCACGCGATGGATGCAATAAGATACGCTCTGACAACACATTTTTACAACAAGTCACAATCTAAAATGACAGCGGCAGATGCTCGGAAGCTGGAAAATCAATATTATATGAGGCGAGGATGAAAAAGGGCGAGAAGATAAAACCTGGCAGTCTAAAAGGTGGAAAGTCGGAGCCAGTGAGCAAGGCAAAACTCGGGTCTGGTGGACGTTTTGCAGCGCTAGAAGGTAAGTTAGCGGATAAAGGGGCCAAAAATCCAGGAGCTTTAGCGGCGGCAATAGGCCGGGCTAAGTATGGCAATAAAAAAATGGCGGCGATGTCGGCAAAAGGCCGCAAAAAGTAAGCAACACGAATGTGTTGCGTAGTAAGACTGATCATCTTCACGGGGCTGTGAACCCGGCTACGCATCCTTATCAACACAGTGATAAGCAAAAACTGTATTGGTGGGTGCATGGTAAAATCTCAAACAATTCTTACAGACTTTGATACGTATTATGACAATGCCTATCAAACGTGGAATCCTTTTTTTGGTGAAGCTGAGAGGGATTTACGTTTCTTTCTTGGCGATCAGTGGAGCCAACAGGAAAAAAACGACCTTTTTCAGCAAGGGCGCGCCTGTTTTGTTTTTAATAGGATACGGCGTACCATAAATTTAATTACAGGTTATCAGCGCAAAAACAGATTATCTTCTGTTGTCATACCGCAAGAGGATTCCGATCAGCAAACTGCCGATCAACTGAGCAAACTTTTGCTGTATGTAATGCAGGCGGGAGATGGTTATCAGTGTATTTCAGACTGTTTTGGGGGTGCGCTCAAGACCGGATTTAATCTATGTAGCCTATGGATGGATTACCGAGACGATCCGCTCAATGGTGATATTCGGTTTGAGCGAGAGCCGTACAATGCGTTTATTGTCGACCCCTATTTTACAAAACGTGACTTTTCCGATTGTGCTTATATTCTAAAGCGTAAGTACTTAAGTTTAGAGCAAGCAGTATCTATGTTGCCGACACATGCCAAAGAACTGAAAAATTTGCAAAAGATAGGCTGGGACAGGGACGACAAGTTTACGTGGATACCATACCAGCGTACGCCAAACGGGCAGGATTTATTGGCATATAATGAGATGTGGGTGCAGAAGTGGCGTAATATTCCCATGTTGGTTGACATGGAAACTGGCGAGATGATGGAGTTTGACCGACAAGACGAGCTTGTTAAGCAATTTATCCAAATATATCCGCAGCTTAAAGTAGTGCAACGGCCGAAAAAATATGTTGAGCTACAGATAATTGTTAACAATGAATACATGGATACTGAGATTAACCCATACGGACTAGATGAGTATCCTATGACACCATCACTGGCAATATTTGAGCCTGAGAGTGATGAGTGGAGTTTGCGGGTGCAGTCATTATCACGATGTTTGATTGATCCGCAGAGGGAGAGTAACCAGCGCCGCAGTCAGATGAGCGATATAGTAAATACTCAAATTAATAGCGGGTGGCTTGCGGAGGAAGATTCTGTAATAAATCCTCAAAGTTTATTCCAAACTTCACAAGGTAAAGTAATCTGGAAGAAGGCCGGTTCTTCTCCTGGTGCTGTTGAGAGACTACAGCCGGCACAGATTGCGGCCAGTTCATTTCAACTTCAAGAGCTATACGACCGTGATTTAACAGAGATTGCCGGGGTGAATGATGCGGCATTTGGTCAAACCGAGATGGCAAACGATTCGGGCGTAATGATGCTATTACGTCAGGGGGCATCGGTAGTAAATTTACAAGAGTTGTTTGACAATCTCCGGTTCTTGCAAAAGCAGGTATCGAAAAAAGCATTAAAGTTTATTCAGAGGTGGAAGCCTGAGAAGGTAAAAAGAATTTTGAATGAGGAGCCTACGAAGGAATTTTATAACCTTGATGTAGTCAAATATGATGTATGTGTGCAAGAGGGTGTTTTAACGGACACTCAACGTCAACTTTATTTCCGTCAGTTGGTTGATCTCAAGCAGTTGGGAGCGCCGGTTACGGGTGAGCAACTTGCTAAGGCGGCACCGATTCAAGGTGGCAGTCAATATATTAAGGAATTGCAGCAGGCGGAGCAGCAGCAGGCACAGCAGGCGCAACAGCAACAGGCTGTACAGATGCAATTGCTTAAGACGCAATCTGAGAGCGCACAGGCAAAGGCAATTAGTGATGTGGCATTGAGTAAGGAGCGGTTTACCCGTGCTGTGGCTAACATGGGATTGCAAGAGGAACGCAATGCTCAGGCTGTGCATGATAGATCGCAGGCGACACTCGAGAAGATCAAGGCTATGAAAGAGCTGCAGAACATGGATGATGATCGAATTATAAAGTATTTGCAGATAGTGCAACAGCTGGATTCTATCAATCGGGCCGACGAGATACAAAACAAGTCAGAAGACATAGCCGTAACGGAGCAATCCGAAAAGATGAACGCTGCATTTCCGCAGCCGCAAAGTGTACCGCAGGTACAGCAACCACCAGGAGGTGAAACATGAAATATAACAATAGCACGCCACAAGCGCCTAAGGGCATGAGTGGGGAGATGGGGCAGGCAAGTGCTCCCAAAAGTTGTGACGTATTGGCTCCACAGAAAAGTGACATGGGGAAAATACAAGAGAAGCCGATGGGAAACCTTGGCTATCCTAAACAAGCTTGGGATTACAAATATTAGGGGGTGAGTGTGGTACAGGAGCTAGGCGAAACAGTTCAGGCGATGCGTGAGGCGGATGAGAAGGAAGTTGAAAAAATCCTCAACAGCCGACCTACAGGGCACTATTGGATTGTTATTGGCTATAAGCCGACACACAAGAAGCTTAAGACAGGCGAAAATATGATCATGAGGGTTGTTAAAGCTTATGACAAGCAGCCAATCAATCTTTTGGGGACGATAGTGCTAGAAGTGAGAGATGGCGAGGTCGTAAATGAGACAATTAATATCCACGATATACCGTTGGATTGGTCGCAGATTATGCCTAAAGCAGGATTAATAACGACACCGTATGTACAGCACAGATCTGACATTACAGGCAGTTATATTTACAACAATTAGCGCCGCCGGCGTAAGGGCGAAGGTTAGTCATGGAAAATGATGAAGTTTCGGGCGAAGTTATGGAGGCCGCCGCTCCTGTAGAAGTAGCAAATTCCGAACCTCAAGAGCATGTACGTGAGGCACAGCAAGTGCCTCTAGATGCTTTGCAAGCAGAGAGGGCAGAGAGGCAACGACTGCAAGATGAAGTTAGGGAAATGAGGGAAAACCTTGCGTTGATCAGGGCGAATCAAAAGATTGAGGCGCCTCAGGATGATTTTAGCAAACTTGCTGATGATGATGTTTTAACGGTCGGAGAAGCTAAGAAGTTTCTTGGGCAAATGAATCAAAATTATCAGATGAGCTTGCAAGAGATCAAGATGACGCAAAAGTATCCTGATTACCAGGCAACTGTAACAAAATATTTACCCGAAGTTTTAAAACATAATCCAGGGTTGAGGCGAACATTAGAGCAAACGCAAGATTTTGAGCTTGCCTATTATCTAGCGAAGAATAGCGATGTATACAAGGGTGAGAACAAGGTGACGAAGAGAAATGCCGATGCAGAACGTATAGTTCAGAATGCCAATAAGGCGGGATCACTTTCGAGTGTAGGGCAGTCGTCGCCGATAAGCGAAGCCAAAAGATACAAAGATATGTCTGACAATGATTTTAGGAATCTGATGAACCAAAACCTAGGATACTACTAGGAGCTATAACATGGCTAATGTAACGACCACTGCTGTATTAAGTCCAGCAGTACGAGAATACTATGATAGGCTATTGCTGATGACGGCGTATCCTATGTTAGTTCACACAAAATTCGCTCAGAAGCGAACTCTCCCAAAGAAAATGGGGGATACGATTGTGTTCCGTCGATATGCTAGGCTTGCAACGGTGCCAGTGCCCTTGCAAGACGGCATCACACCGCCGGGAGCGCAATTATCAGCAAGTGACATCAAGGCACGTGTTGATTTCTACGGAAACTTTGTAACATTTACTAACCAAGTGGCCCTCACGGTCGAAGATCAGGTTTTGAATGAATCTTCACGTCTTTTGGCGCAAAACTTTGGTCAGACTATTGACGAACTCACACGGGATGTATTGGCATCGTGTGCTAGTGTGACGCAATGTCAAAATGGTTTAAATGGAAATACTCCGACTGAGCTGACTTCCGATGATATTTTTGCGGCTGTTCAAACGCTTTTGAATAACGACGCAAAGATGATCTCAGAAATTGTTCAGGGGTCTACAAAGATTTCCACACAGCCTGTACGGGCTGCATTTTGGGGCATTATCGATACCGCCCTTCTAGACGACCTAGAGGCTGTGTCGACGTTTAACAATGCCGCCAACTACGCAGGTACCCAGACGGTGCTTGATGAAGAGTGGGGGTCAACACGTAACGTTAGATGGCTTTATACATCTATTGGAAGTGTCTCAACAGCCGCTACGCCTGTATACACCATGCCAATTGTGGGTAAAGAGGCATATGCTGTTGTGCAATTGGGAGGACAAACAGGAGAGTTCTACGTAGAGCCGCTTGGGTCTGCTGGTTCTTCTGATCCATTGCATCAAAGGGGTTCAGTTGGTTGGCAACACCCGTTCGTCGCAAGAACTCTCAATGACAATTTTATGAATTGTTTGTTAGCGACCCATTCATAAGTACACAATAAATGCCCGTTTGGGTATACTCCTTGAAAAAGGGGGTACTTATGAAAGCATGTAGTAAATGTGGAGAAAATAAGGATGAGAGTCAATTTTACAAAGATAAGAGATTTAAGTCGGGTTTGCGATCAGACTGCAAGACTTGTCAAAATACAAGAACAAGTCAATGGAGAAGATTAAATCGTGAAAAAACCAATCTTAGTTGTAGAAAATATTATGAACGCAACAAAGAGAAATGGGTTGAACGAAATAAAAGTCTACCTGAAGAAAAAAGGCAACAAAAACTTGATTATATGTGTGAGTATCATGCGAAGAATCGAGAACGAGTTGTTAAAAGGCTTAAGGAATGGCGAAAAAACCGACCAATCGAAGAAAAAAAGGCATATAATCAACGATATTATAAAATTAACAAGGAAAAGCTTCAGAAGATCTCTAGAGAAAGTTATAAAAATCTTTCTAAGGAACAGAAAAAGAGAAATTATGAAACTATCAAATTGTTTAGAAAAAATAATAGGGACAAAGCGAAAGCTTGGTTTGCTGTTGGAAATGCGCTTATTAGAGGTGATATGAATAAGCCAAATAATTGTGAGTTGTGCAATATAAAAGAAAGATTGCATGCGCATCATGAGGATTATTCAAAACCACTTGAAGTAAAATGGCTCTGTCCTAAATGCCATAATGAAATACATGTTGATAAGCGGGGTAAACAAATTGAAAATTATTAAATTTTCTAAATAGAGGCTCAACATGGCACAATCTAAAACAATAAGCTGGACAAACCCGGCAGCTGCAGTAGCGCGAAATATGGACTGCGGATTTGAAGTTTCTGAATGCACGTCTACCGATATTACCAATGGTAAATCATACTATTGGGTGAATGGTATGGGAGATGGGTATTACCAAACCGTAGATACTGGGGCGGTGACGACCTCGAACGGTTTCACGCCATTGGCGCAAAGTGCGGTGTATGGCTGTGCGATAAGTGCTTTTACAAATGCTAACCCAGGGGTTATCACAGCGGCCAATATTGCTGCTGTTGGGGTAGCTATTGGGGATACCATTACGGTATCTGATTTAGCAGATGATGGGAGCGCTACATCGTTAAACGGTACGTTTACGGTGGCATCTGTAACAGCTACAGCGATTACGTTAGTAGAAAATACATCGGCTTACAGTGTATGGGTGAGCGGAGGTATTGTCAAGCGTGTAACTGATGTCAACGGTGACGCAGTGCCACGGGAGAATTTCGCAATACAAGGGATGACGCTAGGAACAGGATGTGTAGGGGCTAACAATGCCGTTATGATTGCTGTTTTCAAGAGTGATAACCCAGTAGATTAATCTTAGGGGGGTGAAAGCCCCCCTTCATTTTGAGGTGATTATGCAAGTACAAGCAAGATATGTAACTAAAATAGACCCCAAGAAATTGGCTAAACTTCCTATTATTAATAAGGAAGATGGAAGCAGAAAGATAGATGAGAAGGAAGAGAAATATTTACGTGAACTTGTCACGTATGAATTTATGAATTTGGAGCAGCAGGGGCATCCTGAAGCATTTTCATACCAAGGTCATAACTTTGAATTCCTTCATGGAGGGCGTTATTTACTGCCACGATTTATTGCGCAACATGTGGAATCGTTAGCGAGGCCGGATTGGGGTTGGAAGCCGAACGGAAAGGGAGATATGGAAAAGAATTTAAATGGTAATTTATATCGCTTTCAGATGAGAGAGGTAAGGGATTAAGGATTTGCTATGGCATTATGGAATTTAGCGGAAATCAGGCAGAAAGTGCGCCAGGTAACTGGAAGGATTTCTATGCAAGAAATGAGCAACGAAGTTCTTGATAATTACATAAATAAATATTTTCAGTACACTTTTCCAGCCGAGGTTAAGTTGGAAAGGTTTCACACATTTTATGAGCTTATCACGCTTGCCAATCAGCAAAGTTATGACTATCCAACGGGATATATCAATTTTGAGGCTCCGGCAACAGTTGATAGAATGAGTATGGATTGGTATCAGGATTACGCTAGATTCTATTATGATTGTCCGCAGAACATAGCGAGGCAGACGGTGGGAACCGGTGACGGTGTTACTGTTGCCTTTGTATCAACCGCAACCGGTTTCCCGATTCTTCCGGGGACTACGATTGTTACGGATGGTGTGGAGGTATTTCAAGACACTTCTAGTGCCTATACAACATCCAATATTAACATCGTTGGTTCGTTGGGTGGAAGTTGTGTATTGAATCTTTCAACGGGTGTTATGAGTGTAACGTTTGTGACGGCACCTGTTGATGGTGTGAATATTTATTTTTCGTATAGTCAATTCGTTGCGGGTAGGCCAACAGCAGTTTTATCATATAACCACCAATTTTTATTTTATCCTGTGCCTGATCAATCTTATAGATTCCAGGTAGCGGCGTATGCGAACGCGCTCGTTACAACGCAGGCGGGTGTTACAGCAACTGAGTTTACGAATGCTACGGACAGGCCCTTATTAGACCAATGGGGGCCATGTATAGCTTATGGCACATCAAGAGACATTCATGCAGATTATGGTGAGATGGATGCCTATTCGGAAATATCCGCATTATACAAAGAGCAAGTCGCTTATGTTCTTCGCAGAACAAATCAAAATTTATTAAACATGAGAGCAACGCCCAAATTCTGAGGTGAAAAATGCCGTGGGACAAAGATTTACCAAATAATGGCACAAAGATACGGTCGTATCCTACTGTCATAACAGACAACTGGAATTCTATTGAATTGGGAGATGTTGATTTAAGGATATGGAATGCAAACTTTGCTGAGAGGAATACGATACCTGCTGCGCCTCCTGTAGACCCGACGCGTATTGATGATACGATGGTATTGTATTCCAAAAATGATGGAACGAATACAGAAATGTTTCTCATGGATGACATATCACCGGCACCAAATATCATTCAGATAAGTCAAGGCAATGCCTTGGGCAGCACGGCGACGCAAGTAAACACAAATGGTCTTGTGTATGATACAACGCCAGCTACGACGTTAACATTTGGAAAAAACAACATGATCACGGCGTATGGGAATGTTGCTTCTGGGGGTGCTGGTAGTTCGTTATTTAACTGCACAACGGCGCAATTAGCTGGGGTATATACAGTCAGCTTCTCTAAAAACATGGCCTCTACAAACTACAAAGTTATTGCTACAGCGACGCATACAGGAATAGGAGGGGGCAATAGAAGTGCAGTTTGTTGTTGGCAAAATAAGGCTTTAGACAAATTTGAGGTAGTCATCAGATATACAGATGATTCAAGTACTTTGCACACAATAGCTTGGGATTTTATCGTTATTGGAGGGCTTTAATGTCCTATCAGCCGTTTTTAATAGCTCCATATAAGACGGGTTTAGATGAAGACCTGGAAATTTGGCAACTTCCAAAGGATGCTTTTGCGGAACTTGAGAATGCCAATGTTAAGCATGGGTATATTCAAAAGCGTAATGGTTATGTGCTTTTAGGCGAGATGGTGCATGGGAGAGAAATAACTGTTGCTAGCAATGGAACGCCGGCGGTGTTCACGGTGCTATCTGCTGCTGGTTTAGCGAATGATCAGACAATTTCATTGCATTACATGGCTGGTGGCACATGGGACACGTTGAATGGTCAGAAGTTCACGATTCAAAACCTTGTGGGGTTAACATTTGAGCTGGTTGATGCAGCGGGAGCCGTAGTTGATGGTGCTGCATTGGGCGCTTATACGGCATCTAGTGGACGGTTAGGCACTTATCCTGGCCTTAGAATCATGGCGATATTCAAATATATTAGTTCTGATAACACACGTGTTACATTGATTTCAGACACACGTCGGGTGGCAGTTTACAATACAACTTTGCAATGCTTTGAGCCGCTTGATTTATATAATGGAGCAACAGCTACAACCTACACAGATGCAGACTGTTGGACATCGGGAAACATAGACTATCTTTGGCATTGCAACTGGCAGAGTTCCGGGTCAATTAACAGGGTATATTTCACAAATGGTTTATCTGTATCGGGGGCAGCCCCTGGAACGGATGGAATTTGGTTTTATGACAACACTTCACATCGAATACAGCTCTTTAGGCCAGTCATCAATGGACTTACGACGATAAATGGTTGCAAGTTAATATTTGTGATTAAGCAAAGGCTTTTATTGCTTCATACGATAGAGGGAGCCAATACATTTCCTCAAAAAGCAAGATGGTGTCAGGTGCAAAGTCCTTCCGGGGCTACAAGTTGGGATGATAATGTAGCCGGGCGTGGGGGTTTTGTTGAATGTCCCACAGGAGATCAAATCATAAGTGCACGTGACTTGCAAGAGTCGTTAATTGCGCAATTTACCAATTCTGTATGGAGCTTTAGGCCAATTCCTGATCCGGCGTTACCGTTCAGATGGGACAAATTAAATAACTTCCGTGCTGCTGATGCCAAGATGGGAACAACAGAATTTGATAAATATGTTTTTTCCATAGGTCAACGGGGCATAACGGCTACCGATGGTGGAGATACGCAAAGAATAGATGATAGGATACAGGATTTCACAAGTAATGAAATCAACCAGGATCAATTTGAAAAGGTTTTCATAGAAAGGGATTTCAGTGAGTTGAAGACTTGGATTTTGTATCCTAATGAGAACAATGACGAATGTGAGAATGCTCTTATCTTTGATGAGGAGTCAAAAAGCTGGTCGATATATACATTTGACAGACAATCTGCTGGTGTTGTCGTTGATATGAACGTGTTTGGCTATGGAACAGCGGCTAAGGATTATTCCGCTTCCGATTTTACTGCCGTTAATGGGCTGGATATTGCTGCTGAGGATGCTGATGAACAAGCCACATGCCTATCTTACTCATGGTCAAAGAATACGGAGTTGTTCCTAGGGGGCAATCGTATAGGGCAGATTATGATCATGGAAGAGGGGAATAGCGATCTGGGGCAAGCTATATCATTCAAAGTGACAAGCGCCGGATGGAATCCCTATCAAGATCAAGGGAAAGAGGCGCAGCTAGGTTATGTGGACATATATTTTGATTCAGACAAAGACACAAACTTGACGGTTCAATTTTTCAAGAATGATAATGAGTTTCCGTATAGTGAAATTGGCATTGATCTTCTTCCAAATTTAAGGATGATGGCTGATGTTGTAGATATTACCATAAATGCTGATCCTTCAACAGGATTCACAATTTCAAGCCCACATCACGGTGTAAATGCTAGTGAACAATTTTACATTTATGGCGTGGACAATGCCATTTATTTCAATGATTATCAATGGCAGGCTTCGAGTGTAACAGAAAATACTATTGTTATTGATGATGACATAACAAAATTTGGTGTAGCAATCTCAGGCATTTCACAAGCTAATCCTGCTGTGGTTGATGCTGTGGGACACAATTTGACTGAAGGGCAAAAAGTTATTCTTTTGGATGTCGGAGGAATGACAGAGATCAATGGAATTGAGGCATTCATAAGTAATGTGACTGACGATACATTTGAGATGACTAATGTCGATTCGACGGCGTTTACGCCTTATTCAGGGGGAGGTTACGCCTTTTTATCTTATGTTCAGGGTGGGACGCTCAATAAAGACAAATTCTATCGTACGAAGATGTGGAAGCGTGTTTTTGCGGGTGGGATTGGTTATTTGCATCAGATACGAATTTTCAATGATGGTAATACCAGACCGTTGCGTATCCATGCCTTCAAGCCTTGGTTTAGGATGCGTGGCAGGAGGGTATTGGGATGACACTTCCATCTACAATTTATATCCCTGTGAAGAGTGATGACATTCTTAGTGGTGAACCAGAGAAGTTGGACAATTTCTTTCATGAGTATACGCACATCATCCAAGAAATGTATGAAGATATTGCAGCGGCAGTTAATGGTAATATCAAGAATGATCAATCCGAAAGTGGCAACAATTGGGTACCCACATTGGACGGCAGTGTGTCAGGGTCATTTACCTATGTGAACCAGACGGGATGGGTTAAGCGCCAGGGGTTGATGGTGCAGGTGTGGGGGGATATTGAATGGTCTGCGCCGGTGACAGCAACGGGAAATCTTTTTATTAATTTGCCTTACAAGGTAGCCAATAGTGCTAAAATGCCTTTTATGGGTGTTGTACAGCCATCCAATTTAGCATTTACAGCAGGAACCAATTGTGTGATGAACGGTATACCTAACACATTAAAGGCAGAAATTTGGAATACAGGGACAGGGATACCAACGGCGAATCAATTAGTCGTCAATGATGGAAGATTAATATTTTATTTAACCTATATAGGACAAAGAGATGCCTAAAGACATAGAAGAATTACGATGGGTGAGGGCGTTTTCATCGACCCTGATACCCAAGTATCTTGTGGAGCAGGTGAGGGACAGGAATTTTTCTGTCGAGGATTTTTACAAATATAATGAGTTAAATCTGACATATGAATCTGATACTGGGACAGCGTTAAGTCCTTTCAATCACATCTATGTTATGGCGAATAGTGAGAATCAAGTGAAGGGATTTCTTTGGTTCGTGATAGATGTGTTGACTAGGGATATAACGATTAATACATTTTCTGTTGATGAAAACTATTGGTTCAACGGTAAAGCTGTTGCAAAATTAGCTGAACACATGAAAAATCTGATGGTGAAGTTAGATATAAAAAAAACCTACTGGATGACGAGATATCCGAAGCATAGCCAGAGGCATGGATTTAAACGTTCAAAAGACATACTTATGGAGTATGTAAGAGAGGAAGAAGATGGGAAAAAAGGGAAGCGACATAATGATGGGGTCGACCAAGCACAAGAAAAACATCAGCATGTTGACGCCGGAGCAACAACAATTGCAGAGTCAGCTATTCGGTCAGCTGGGGCCTGATTTTCTACAGACATTTCAGAATCTTTTACAACCTATGGGTGGTGAGGATATGAATGCGGCATTTCAGAAGTCGTATGTTGATCCTGCCATGCAAGCCTTAAATCAAAACATTCTTCCGGCGGTGCAACAGCGCTATGCTGATGCAAATGCAGGTTCATCGTCAGCTTTAAATCAGGCTCTATCACAAAGCGCCACAGATGTATCTACGCAACTTGGGCAACAGTATGGCCAGTTCATGCAGAATGAGCAGATGAAGCAATTGCAGGCATTAGGATTGATGCAGCCTTATTTAACAGGTCAAACCTTTACGCCTTTAATGCAACAGCGTCAAGGCTTAGCTGGCCCATTAATATCAGCAGCAGGTCAAGCGGCTGGTGCAGCTATGGGGGCGGCTTAATAGCCGTGAGTGAAGCAGGAAAGAGCAAGAAAAAGAAAAAGTAGGGGATAAGATGCCACAGCCGATTATATTGCAAGACACATCAGGGATAGCGCAGGGTATAACAAGCGCGGGTTCATCAATTGCGCAAGGTCTACAACAGCGGGCAGAGAAACAGAAAAAACAAGGCTATAATACAGTTCTTAATGATGTTCTTTCTTCATTACCTGCAAACCCTTCCTCTAATGATTACATGCAAGCATATCAAACATTGGCAAGCAAAACATCGCCTGAATATGCAAAGCAAGCGTCGGAATTCCTTCAACCGTTCATAAAGGAAAATCTCAAGAGAGAAACGCAAAAAAATGAGTGGAGTAGATTGTTTGGATCAGAACCAAATCAAGGTCAACAGATAAATCCTGAGGTTAATCCGCAAAAACAACGTCCTTTGTCGAATTATTCCAATGATCAGTTATCAATGATGCAAACTAGTGAATCCCCTTCCATACGACGGTATGCTCTGGCAGAACAGAATTTGCGTAATCAAGAAACCAAATCTTTTAGTGAAGATAGAAAATATCACACAGCACAGGCTAAACCGGCAATAGATGAGGCTTCAAAAATCAGAACACGACTAGATAAAAAAGAATTTGCCGCCTTGATGGCGAGGGATGCAATTGAATCAAATAATCTTGGTGCATTTTCATGGGCTAACTTTGCGGAGAGAAGTGGAATGCCTGAGTTACAAAACGCTTCTGGCGCTCAATTGGCGCAGGCGGCAAAGATCAATCTGGTTGGTAATCTAAGTGACGTCTCAGCTCGCGCTCAAAACCAATGGATAGAAGGCGTAATGAGTAAGGCATTTGCTCAACCAGGGGCAAACAAAGAGTCTAATTTAATGACGCAGGAGTTAATAGAAGCTGATTCCGCAATGGATAAGGCATACCTAGAAAACTTTGATAGATTAGCGGAACAAGATAGAAAAGAATATGGATATGAAAGGGGTGATATTAAAAATCGTGCTAGCAAAGCATCTGAAACTCAAAAGGCTGAAATACTTAAGCGAACAGCGTATAAAACACGTCAGATAAGAGAAAAAGAGCAAGGTTTCAATTGGATAAAGTCACAAGCAGAAAAAAAACCTCCAAAAGGATCGGTGGCAACGCCATCCACAATTGCTATTTTCGTAGATAAATATAAGGGTGATGTAGAAAAGGCCGTGGAAAACATGAAAAAATTAGGTTATATATTACCAACAAAAAAAGAGATTGAATTATGGCAATAACGAAAGACGAATTAGATGTAGGTAATTATGTAAAAAAGGAAGTTTTAGCTTCAACGGCTGACGAAAATGGGAAGATACCTTTTTATAAGTCATGGCCAAGCGCTGCTACAAAAGGATTTATTGAAGGTTCTTTAAGTTTGTTAGGAATGGCATATGAACCTGAAGAGGGACAAGACCCACAAGAATATATTAAAGAGTATCAAAATCTACGGAGCAATCTAAGGCAGAAGGCCGAAACTGCTCTACCAACCAATGAAGGTTTGCCGGAAGAATTGTTATATCGAGGGGGTAAAATCTTGCCAGGAATGGCGGCATTTGGAGGCCCTATCAAAGAAATACTTGCTCAGACGGCAGGGGGAGCTATGGGTGGCCAAGTAGCGAAAGAAATGGGGGGGGGGCCTTTATCTCAAGCAATTGGTGAGGTGGTTGGAATGAATGCGCTAAATGTAGCTAATTGGGCGATACGAGGTCGTTATGAAGGAGTAACACCAGAACAAAATCGACTAGCCGAATTTGGAAGACAACAAGGATTAACAGAACAGGATTTAGTTTTAACAACCAATAACCGTGGAGTAGCGAGGGATTTTGCTGAGGAAGTGGCTACCAAGGGTGGTAAAACTGTTTCGATATTTGAAAAAACAAAAGAAAATTTAGGCCGTGTTTGGAATTCTATGCGAGAGAGGCCAGAGGCTAAAACTGCTCTTTCTGGTGAAGCTAGCGGTAAGATGGTTAATGAAATTTCAAAAAAGTTAAGCAAATTGCCTGAAAAACAACGGGAGTTGATCCGTCAAGATTATAATGATTTGTTATCTACAAAAATGACAGGTGAAGACGTGATAGATTTTTGGCAAAAGCTAAATTATCACATCACAAAAGGAGAAAGATCATTAGGTCTATTGAAGGAGGATTTAACTAAAGGATTGGAGAGTATTTCGCCAGAATTTTCGAGGGATTTTACATTAACCAACCAACTTTACGGAAATTTTGCGAAACAAGCAGAAAGAATGGGGCCAGATATTGCTGATAAGCTTCTAAATTTAGGGGAATCAGGGATGTTGCTTAATGCTATAGTAACAGGTAATATGCCGGCATTGCAAAAAGCTCTTGGCTTAGTTGGTGGTCGCTTATTGGCTAGGGAGATGGTTGTCAACCAACGTTTGCAAAATCTAGGGTCAAGAATGATAAGCGCTATGAATCAAGGTTCGAGACCAGCAGCAGTGCAAACATTTAATCAAATGATAGAAGAAATTGGAAAAACAAATGCAGAAGCCGCAAGGGTACTAGCGCAATTTGATATAGAAGAATATTCAAAAAATCTAGTACCTGAGAAGAAGAAGGAAAATTCCAAGAACCGCTAAAATAAAAAACATATAAACTCCTTTATTCGTTAGTATATTCGTACTTCACATTATCTTGCCAATCTTTATATAATATATCAAGTTCTTTAAATTTTATAAAAAACATTCTCATGTCTTCCTTAGAGCCTGATTTTTCATAATTTTCCCATAATTGATGTGATTCATCGCAAGCAGTTTTATAAATAGATTCTCTCTTTGATTTTTCCTCATAAAATTTATCTGAAGAATCGGTTATAAAAATATTTAAATTTGTATTTTCTATTTCTACCATAAAATATCCTTCGTTCTATCTTTTACTTTTCTTGAATAATGTTTCAAACTCTTCTTTGGAATCGCTAATACTCATTAACGTATTAATCATTAAAATTTGTTTATCAAGTGCGGGATGCCCAACATCATGAGTTAAAAGTTGGTGGTGACAATGTTTGCGATAACCGTTTTCTGTAATGGGATTACGTGCTTTTAATTCTTCTAATACTTCTGGGCTAATTTCATTATAAATATACCTATTAATAAGATGGCCGGCGAACTTTGGATTTCCCTTGAGATGTTCTAATCCATACATTCTTTTAATATTTTCAAAAAATAATGAAGGAAATTTTCGAGTCCAAGGATGTAATTCTTTAGAAATAAACTTTTCAAATAATTTTTTAAGTTCATTGTGATCTCTTTGCAGTTGAAAGCCTGTTGCTTCGTCAATTAATGCCGTAATTCCAACTTTAGCCAATGAGTGAAGGATTATTTCAGCCTGTTCTGCTGTAGGCAGCTGAGAAGGAGTTAAAATATTATACTTTCGAGCATCCAAAAAAATCTTACATATCTCTGGAATAATTTCAGCTTCATAGCCGTAGGCTTTTCCAAATTTAGGCGAATAGAAGTTAATCGTTCCCGACCACTCGCCTAATTGTTTCATCACTAGATACTTAAGGTTTCCAGCTGTCAAAAAAGATGGCAAGTTGCTCACACCCTCCTTTTTTGATTTTCGGCCGGTTTTAGATCGACCTAAAATTTCAAACATAGATGATTCGGTGATTACTCTTCTTCCGTCATCAAGAACAGCACAAGCAATGGTTGATAATCCTATTTTAAGTTCACCAGAATGGGTGGCTTTAGGGATGCCCTGGTAGCATTTTTTTCCCATATTTGCTTTTAAAGAACGTTCTCGGCGTTGTTCCGCTGTCATATTTTTAGCGGCAGTGCTCCCCCCCTTAGATCGGTCTTGATTTGTAACGATGTGTGTGATCAGGTTTGGTTTTTGATCCATGAAACCCCATTGCTATTTTGTTAAAGAAAGCTAGAGTATAATGGATTTCCTTTTTTCTAGAAAGGAAAAAGAATTTATTTACAATAAGTTTCGATGTAAATCTTCAAAGCCTGTCTAACCAATTGTGACAAACTTATTCCTCGGTCTATGGCGGCATGACGCAGGAGGTCATGTTCGTGTCGAGTCATTTTAACGATCAACGTAGCTGTCTTTTTTGATTCTTCCATATATATAAGTATATATCATAACTGATTTATTTTGAACATTAAAATCATATTTATGAATATAAAAGAAAAACTTACCACATGAGGGGACAGTCATGACAAGAATTACACAAGCGCAAGGTACGTCACAAGCATTTGTAAACGTATTTCCAGTTCCTGTTTTAGCTACACGCGCACCAACAGCTACAGACATTAAGTATCCATTGGGACAAGATTGGATACGAACGGATACAGCGCAGGCATGGAAATTATGTCAACTTGCATCTGGCGCAGCATCTTGGGCGCTAGCTTCTCCTGGTGCTTCTGACGTTGACACCATCAATAGCCTTTCGCCTGTTGGTGGAGACATCCTGATCGCCGGCGGAACAAACATCACAGATGTAAACGCTGGGCATACGGTCACTCTAAACTTAGACGCGGCAATCACGTTGGCAACGAGTGTGACATCGCCGATCTTTGCATCCGCAGCCGCAATGGCGATCAACGTAGCCGCGGGTAGTAACATCACGGTAAAAATGGGTGATGCCGCAGCCGCCAACAAGATTTCCTTTGTGGATTCCGCCGCCGCAGAAGTAGCCAAAATTGACTCTGACGGTAAAGCGACATTCGTGAAGATGGATGGTATCATCGGATCAGTGACTCCCGCAGCCATAACAGGAACCACAATCACAGCGAGCACATCGGTAGTTTCGCCGATCTACACCTCCACAGGGGCTGTTGACACCAACTTCAATGCTGTTGGTGGACAAGATCTCATCATGAAGATGGGTGACGCTGCCGCAGCCAATAAAGTTATCTTCAATGACAGCGCTGATGCAACTGTAGCCTCTATTGACTCTAACGGTACTCTTACCTGTGTCGGGCTAACATTCACTGGCCTTTTAACGGCTAGCGCATCCGCAACCATTGACACTGCGGGAACAGCCCTTAATCTTGGTACGGACAACAGCGCCGATGCTATCAATATCGGTTCGGGTAACCTTGCAAGGACAATCGGTATAGGTGCTGATGCCGCAGCCGCTCATATCGTGAATATCGGTTCCGGTTCTGCTGGTGCCGTTAGCTTAGATAGTGCCGCCGCTATTAGCCTTGACGCAGCTCTAGCAAGTAATTTTACTTCTAGCGCCAACAGTGCTACAGCTATGACCATCGAGGCATCACACGCCAATGGTGCTTTAATCCTCAAGGCTGGTAGTGCCGGGGTTCTCATCGGCAACGAAGCTGACACGGCTATCCTTTCCCTTGGTGACTTTGCTCCTACAGCATCTAGGACAGTCACTATCGGCGGCGGAACTGTTATAACAGCAGCCGTAACCGATACGATTGACATTGCCCCTGATGGCGCTACAACAAATGCAGACTCCGTAAAGACCGTTAACATCAACTGCGGCGGAGTGACTACAGGACAGCTCCTGACTAACATCGCTACAGGCGCAATCACATCAGGAACGCATACAACCAGCATTGTAACTGGTAACGTTGCCGCAGGAACTGTTGCCCTGAACATTATGACGGGGACAGGTACTAAGACATTCTCCATTGGTAACGCCGACGGTCTTACCACGCT